AAAATTGGTCCTGACGCATATCAAGACAAAGTGCGTTTTCCAAACGGAGCTTGGTGCAAAGTAGGTGATTTTGTGATTACTCGTGCTTATTCAGGTACTCGCGGTAAGGTAATGGGTAAAGAGTTTCGCATTGTATATGACGACCAAGTAGACGGTGTAGCAACCACTGTTGAAGGTTTTGGTAGAGCTTACTAGGAGGAATTATGGAACATTTAAATGAAGAAGTTGATGTATTAGATAACGACAGCGATATTGATATTGAAATAGAAGACGATACTCCTGAGGAAGATCGAGGCAGAGAGCCGCTAGCAAATGCGGAAGAAGTCAGCGATGACGAGTTAAGTCAGTATTCGACTAAAGTCCAAAAAAGAATTAACGAAGTAAACCGTAAATACCACGACGAGCGACGCGCAAAAGAAGCCATTGCGCGTCAAAGTGCAGAGGCAGTTAACTATGCTAAAGCTGTCCTTGAAGAAAATAATCGGTTAAAAGAAACACTCACATGGGGTGAAAAAGCTCTGATCGAGCAAGCGCAACAAAAGCTTGTATATGATACGGTTATAGCAGAAGCACAGTATAAAAGAGCATACGAAGACAATGACTCTGAAGCGCTTGTTATGGCACAAAGAGAACTTTACCGAGTACAGACTGAGGCAGACCAATTAAAAAATTATCGCCCAGCGCAACAAAACTTGCAATCACCCCAAGTTCCTGCTTATACTGAGTACCAACAACCAGTAGAAAAACCACGCGATCCAAAGGCTGAAACGTGGGCAGCCAAAAATTCATGGTTTGGTCAAGATAGAGAAATGACCAATTTAGCCTATGCGGTACATGAAAATCTGGTTAACGCAGGAGTAAACCCTATAACCGACCCCGATTATTATGTGCAAATAGATAAACGGATGAGAGAGGTTTTTCCAGATAGATTCAAGGGGGCTACGCGAAACGGGACCGTTGTAGCGCCAGCGTCAAGAACGACGCCCTCTAAAAAAGTCACGCTTTCATCTACGCAAGTAGCCATCGCAAAACGCTTGGGCGTGTCCTTACAGGACTACGCAAGACAAGTCGCCAAATTACAATGAGGATTACCAAATGACTGAGCCACGAAATAGACAACAAGAAACTCGCCAACAAACAGAACGTGCGGCGGCTACATGGAAGCCAGCAAATGACTTACCAGAGCCAACGCCACAACCAGGTTGGGTTTTCCGATGGATTCGTACTTCGTATTTGAATAATCCAGACCACAAAAATGTTAGCACTACCAAACGCGAAGGATGGGTTCCATGCTCCGCGAAAGACCACCCCGAGATTGATATGACATTTGATACTCGCTCGGCTGGAGGCTCTGGCAATGAAAACATCGAAATTGGTGGACTCATGCTGTGTAAAATGCCTATTGAGGTTGCAGAGCAACGAAATGCTTACTTCAACAACATGACACGCGCACAAACTGATTCCGTAGATCACAACGCAATGAGAGAAAGCGACCCAAGAATGCCTAAATTCACGGATCGTAACTCGAAAGTAACTTTTGGCAGCGGTAGATAAAATGCCGCTAACTTATTCCTAATTGGAGGAAATTATGGCTGTAGGAGTCCAAGGCTTCAACCCACAAAACTTGATCGGTGGTCAGGTTTATGCAGGTGCAGTTCGCCAGTTACCTATTGCTTCAGGCTATGCTCAAAACATTGGCTTTGGCGACTTGGTAACTATTTCTGGTGGCTACATCACTCGTGTAGATACATCAAGCGGTGCAAAAGCAGCATTTGCTGCGGCACCAATCGGTATTTTCTTAGGCTGTAGCTTTACAGACCCTAACTTAAAGTACTTCGTTAACAAACAATTCTGGCCAACAGGCACTGTAGCATCTGATGCTATGGCGCTTATCTGTGAAGATCCAGATGCTGTATTAAAAGTGACATTAACTAACGCTTCTGGTGTGGCTTACACTTCAGGCGCGGCGACTGTAGCAACTGTGGGCAAAAACATTGGTTATTACCAACCGTCTACTCCAGTTAATACACAAACTGGTAATAGTGCCGTATCAGGTAACTTTGCTTCTGCTGCAACAACAAACACACTTCCTTTCCGTGTTGTTGATGTGGTTAAAGACACAGCGCTTCCTGATGGTACTTTCGTAGAGGTGCTTGTTATCTATCAAGCGGGTATGCAATTCTATCGTCAAACTACAGGAGCTTAATCAATGGCTGCTATTTCTAGATCCCAACAGATAAAAGAACTCATTCCTGGGCTGAACGCCTTATTTGGTAATGAGTACGCGCGTTATGGTGAAGAGCACAAAGAAATCTTTGAGATTGAAAGTTCTGATCGTTCATTCGAAGAAGAATTAAAACTCGCTGGTTTTGGCGCTGCGCCAACCAAAAACGAAGGCCAAGCAATGTCTTACGACACTGCGCAAGAAGCATGGTCAACACGCTATACCCACGAAACTATTGCTTATGGTTTTGCTATCACTGAAGAAGCGATGGAAGATAACTTGTATGACTCATTGTCAGCTCGTTATACCAAAGACTTAGCTCGTGGTATGGCATACACAAAACAAGTTAAAGCGGCTAATATCTTAAACAACGGCTTTAACCAAAACTACTTAGGTGGTGATGGTGTATCATTGTTTGGTACTAACGGCTCAGGCACTGTAACTAACCATCCGTTAATCAACGGCTCAACTGTTAGTAACCGTCCTGCTACAGCAGCAGATTTAAACGAAACTTCACTTGAAGCGGCTGTTATTCAAATCGCTGGCTGGACTGACGAACGTGGTCTTTTGATTGCAGCTAAACCTAAAAAATTAGTTATCCCTCCTTCACTTCAATTCGTTGCAACTCGTTTGCTTGAAACTGAATTACGGGTTGGTACAACTGATAATGACGTTAACGCACTCAAAAACAACGGCGCGATTCCAGAAGGCTATACACTCAATCACTGGTTAACCGACAATAACGGTTGGTTCTTGTTGACTGACGTGCCAAATGGCTTGAAACATTTCATTAGAACTCCGTTATCTACTTCTACCGACGGTGACTTCGACACTGGGAACTTACGTTTCCGTGCTCGTGAACGTTACTCTTTTGGGTTCTCAGATCCATTAGGTGTGTACGGTTCACCAGGTACAAGCTAAGTAAAATCAAGCACTTACGTGTTTATGGAAGCCCCCTTTACGGGGGTTTCTTTTTGTGATATGATTTCCCGTGTCAAATCACATATCGGAGAAAAGCATGGAATATCCAGCTACAAGAGAAGAAGCAAAACGTACAGGCGCTAAATTTTATTTCACAGGTAAACCTTGTACACGCGGGCACGTAGCTCCGCGCAAAACAAAAGGATGTTGTACTGAGTGCATGAGAGAGGATTGGGTTACTGATAATGAGCGCCGTAAAGCGTTACCCAAATCAGAGGCGTCAAAAGCCGCAGGTAAACGGTACTATGAAAAAAACAAAGATTTAGTCAAAGCTAAAGCTGCTGCTAGACCCAGCGAAGAAAAAAGAAAACATAGAAACAACCACAAGCGAGAAAATCCAGAAGTGTATAGAGCATTAGGTAACGCTCGTAGACGCAGACACCGTGAAGCTACTCCTACATGGTTAACAAAAGAGCAGAGAGAAGATATAAAACAGCTCTATACAGAAGCACAAAAGATAACAAAATTAACAGGTGTTCGGTATGAAGTAGACCATATAATCCCGCTAATAAATGACATTGTATGTGGGCTGCATGTGCCTTGGAATCTGCAAGTAATTCCTAAAACAGACAACCTCAAAAAAGCAAATAAAATAGCTTGCGAACCAGTAGGTTAATTGGTACTATCACCCCCAAATCTAGGAACTTAATTATTTGCGCAGATTGACCTAGCAAGCTTTACACAAGACTGCGTATCTTACGTGTATTTGGAGATTAAAATGGGTTTAGCATCACACTTTGGTCCTTGGAGACTTGGAACCGTACCTAACACAACTGGCACAACTGCTGGTACTATCAACAATATGGGCGCCACTGAGGTCACTCAAACTATTACCCTACCTTTCGCGTCAATCAATAGTTCGCTTACTGGTACTGCGTTTGTGCTTCCAGCAGGGGCAATGATTACGTATTTTAAATACTACGTTACAGCCACATTTAGTGGTGCAACAACAGTCAAGTTAAGTATTGGTGCTACTGACGTTACAGCTGCTACTACTGTTACAGGTCCCGCTGCTCCAGCTACTATGACAGCTGCAACTGCCGCTGATGCTGTAACATCTTTGTTTAATAATGTCGGTACTACAGATGCGATTGTTACTTATACAGCTACTAAAGCAGCAACTTTAACTACGGGGTCTGTGACGCTTCA